CGCGGGATCCTTGGACAAAATATCACTCCGGTACGCTAATTATATTCGTGAACTTCTGAAATGGAATGGGGGATGCCACGTTAAATCCAGAACCCCTATTTTTTATGTTCTAAAATAAAACAAATGAACAAAGTTCAAAATTACGAATTCATTGAAGTTGTAGTTCCCCAGTCATCCACTGGAACCCGTTTTTACTTCCCAGATCAACCCCAGTTGCGTTTTGTTAGTTTGCTGAATCTTGTTTGCTATACTCCTGACACTATTACAAATAGTGTTTTGTCAGGTAATGCTTTGTTGACATTGGCAAACTTGAAAACAACTTATTTGGTACTTTACTACAATGATAAAGAATCAGTTAACCGTATTCCTGTACTGGAATTAAACAGGGTTGTTTCAAATGCTGCTACTGCTGCTTTCAGCTTTGATATTACCCCATTTGCTGGTCAACAAATTATTTGGGCAAAGTCATATATTCAAACCCCAACTGCTTATGCTTCAATTAGTGCTGCTAATTTCAGTGTATGTTTTGGTGTATATTATGCCTAACAAATTCACTTTCCTTTCACCTTTAATATAATTGTATGGCAAATCCTAATAAGGCTTTTTTAACTGGAACTGATGCGGTAATGCAATGGTATGACACTAATGCAAAAACTAATTTTTGGTCAGTTAATGATAGCAAGGGTGATATACTTTTTTATTATAGTGGTAGCGATGAAAATGAAGCAAGGGAGCATTTGGAAAACAATTTGCGGATGGCAGAACAACAAGGTGTTGAAGCAACTTTGACCTTAAGGATTCATCCGAAAATGCCAAAGTCAGGATATTTTGAAAAGAAAGATACTGGAATGGTAGTTACACATTTTCGCCCAACTTCATTTAATCCAATTTCATATCAATCAATGAATCAAGTTGGTGCATACAATTCCAATTTTATGACCGAAATTAATTCTTTGAGATCTGAAATTGCTGCACTAAAAATGAAGCAAGAACTTGAAGAAGATGAAGAAGATGAAGAACCTGAAGAAGAAAACTTTCTTGCTGGAATTATGAAATCGCCACAAGTTCAGACAATGATTCTATCACAACTTTCCAGTCTTTTTGCACCAACACAAAAGGTTACGCACGTTGCTGGAATAGATCAAACGGAAACAATGACAAAGGAAACAGAAATTGACAACGAACAACGTATTTATGATGCCGTTGAAAGGCTTAAATTGGTAGATCAACATTTGGCAAGTGATCTTGAATTACTTTGCGAAATGGCAGAAACTGACAAAATGCAATTCAACTTTCTTTTAAAAATGTTAAGAAAATAATATGCCTGAAATAACTGCTGACAAGATTATAGGAAAAACACTATTTGCCAAAAAGGATTTGACAAGGTTAAATTCATCATTGGTAAAAATTGGAACTATTGTAAAGGGATCACCAGTCGGGCAAGTTTATTCATACATTCAAAGAGAAGGTAAAGTTTATTGGCAATTTATTGATTTTAACAATAAACCTTATTTTGTTTTGCATACTCCTGATAGTTTTAAATTTTCAGGTGATGTAAAAGAAGCAGTTGAAAAACAAAAAAGTGAAGCTGAAAAAATAGAAAAAGAAGAAAAAGGATCAGTTCCCTTTTACATTGAAAAATATGGGAAAACTATTCTTATTTATGGAATAGCAGCATATTTAATAGCAACTTATATAAAAAGTAGAAAATGAAAAACAAAGGGTTAATTTATATCTTATTGGCTGGTGGTGTTATTTTATTGCTATCTATGAAAAAAAAGGCATCATACAAATTGGATGTACCAGCACCCGAAAGTATTACTGCTGAACAATTTAAAAAACCATCTTTGCTACAAAAAGTTAGCAAGGTTGTAAAAAAAGCTGCTCCAGTAGTAAAAAAGGCGGTTACAACTGCTAAACAAAAAAAAGCAGCTAAACAGGCTGCATCTATTTTAAGCAAAAGATCAATCCTTCGTGGTGTTGGTCAGTTTCCTGATATGTGCTAAAAAATAATATTATGCAAGTTAAACACATGAAAATTGGAATTGAGGATGAAATAACATCCGAAAAACTAAAATTAGCATATAATAAGCAAAGATCTGACAGGGCAAGGTATGAAGCTGAAAATAGTGTTTCAAAATCTACTGGACAAGCTTTTCAAAAGTATTATGTTGAAACTAAGGTTTACTACACTACTGCCAATATAGGATCACAATGCAACGAAATTACATTTATCAATGGTGGCACAACTGCACTGGTGATAGCTGATGTTCCATTGCAGCCTAATCAATCTTTAAGAATTACTGGTAATAGGGGTGAAATTGATACTACACAATATCAACTTGCTTTTGCTACTCCTATTAATACAGGAAATTTGTTAATCGTACTCCGTAAACTTTATATATAATGATAGTATTGGATCTCTCAATTCTTAATCAGAAAGGGACTCCAATGTTCAATTCTGATACATTTGCCAACCGACCTGCATTTGGTATTGTTGGCAGAATTTTTATATCTACTGACACAAAGGAATTTTTCAGGGACACAGGCACCAGTTGGGAACTTATTGGTGGGCCGGGATCCGGTACAATTACAGGATCAGGGGCAGCTACACAGGTCGCATTTTGGAATAGTGCCAGTACAATAACTGGATCAAATAATTTATTTTGGGATTCTACCAATAATTATTTGGGTATTAATACCAATGCACCCACTACTGCACTGGATGTTCACCACTCTACCAATTCCGGTGCAATATTTAACCAAACTACTGGAACCAATAACAATACAATAAATTTTCAAACAAGTGGTTCAGGTAGGTGGCGAATTGGAAACTTTTACACTGCTGGTGCTGATGATTTTGGCATTTTTGATGTTGTTGGATCATTGCAACAATTAACCATACTAAAAACAACTGGTCAAACTTTTATCGGTGCTAAAACTACTGCTTCAGGTAGATTGGTAGTTAATAGTTCAACTGCTGATTCTCATTTGCAAATTGTTGGGGCAAATGCACCATCAATCAGAATAGACAATGCTGGTTCAGGTGGAACACAAAGATTTGTTTTTGGTCTTGCTACTGCTACAAATAATTTCATACAGGGTGCCACTGCTGGTGAATTTTGTATATCAACCCAAAGTGCTGGAAATATGTTGTTTGGTATGTGGCAAACAATCAACGCCAGTGAGGTAATGCGAATAACTACTGCTAACAATTTGGTAATTGGATCAACTTTTGATGGTGGACAAAAATTACAAGTTATTGGTACTGCATATATTAGCGGAAATGTTGGAATCGGTATTTCTGCTCCGCTTACTTTTAGAGCATCTGTTTATTTAAATGGTGCTGGAATACAAAATACTTTAGAGTTAAATAATATTCATCAAACAGTTGGTGTTGTTGATGGTGTAAGGTTAAAAATTAGGGAATTCAATATTGAAAGTTCATCTACTTTTGGTAGCACCAACAATATTTTAACTTTTGGACATTCTACAAATAAGCAATTAACACTTACTGAAGCAGGTAATTTTGGTATAGGTACTACATCGCCTCAAAGTCAATTACACATATACAATAACTCAGCAGGTGCAACATTTAGATTGCAAGGTACTCGTACTGCTGACGGAGAGGTAGGTGTAATTAATTTCAGTAATATCACTGATATTGCAGGTGGATATATTATTGGTTCAATAGCTGTTAATAGAAGCGGATTTGATAATGGCGGAGCAATGATTTTTAGTACGGCTACTGCCGCTTCTACTCCTACCGAACGCCTCCGCATCACTTCGGGTGGTAACCTGCTTGTGGGAACTACTACCGACACAGGATTTAAACTTAATGTAAACGGAAGCGGTATATTTAATTCTTTAACTACAAGTCAAAAAAATACATTTAACAATAATAGCGGTAGAGCAATAGACTGCACCAGTACTGGGGTGTTATTTGAAAATAGTGGCGGTAGTCATAATATTATATTTGGTGATGGAGCAGTAAGATATTTTTCATTATTTACTCCTACTGGTGCTGCTACTATGAGTATAAGAAATTTTACTAGCGCAACTGATTTACTTACTTTTGATGCAGCAACATCTGCAGCAACATTTAGTTCAAGTATTGCCATCAATAATACATTATCAGCAGCAGTTGCAGCACCAAGCACGCATAAAGTTGCAATATTGATAGGTGGTGTACAATATTATTTACTAGCATCAAACATATAAAATATAAAAAAATGAAACAAATTCAACCAATACAAATTTGGGTTAGCGGATCGGTACAAACAGGTAATTATATCAATGCATATATCATTAATGACAACTTGCAAGATAGTGCAACATTTTACTGGGCAATATTTAGTGCTGAAACTGGTGGAAATAAACTTTCTGAAGGAAATTTGACAATCGTAGAACCTGATTATTCAGTATGGGATTCAACTGCTGATATTAACCAGTCAGCTTATGAGTGGATATGTAACCAACTTGGATTAACTTTGATCTAATTATTAACAATTTAAAATTTGATAAATGAACGAAAAACAAGCATTGGAAGTAATTAAGGCAATTTTGGATTTGGCAACCAGTAAAGGAGTTTTCTCAAAAATTGATGAATCATTTACTGCCATACAGGCATTTAATGTAATTGCCGAAAAATTTAAAGATGAACAGGGTAAAGATGCAGACACAAACTGATCCCACACACATTGCTACATTTAGCACTATTTTGTTTTCTTTACTTGGAATACAAAATATATCTGAATTGGCAAATGTTATTTTTCTTGGTGCCAGTACAATATCCTGTACAATTTCAATTTTGGTAGGTTTAAAACAATTAAAAAAGAAATAATGAAAAGAATATTAAAAAACATTAAGACATCATTTTTTGGATCCATTGCTGGTGGATCATTAATTGCTGATGGTATTGCACAGAATAACTGGATTACCATTATTGCTGGTATTGCTGCTGCCATTACTGGATTGTTGGCAAAAGACAATGATGTCCAATAAAAATAAAATTTATATTGGGATAGCGGTTTTACTGATCTTGTTAATCGGAAAAAAATTGAGTGCATTAAATATCATTAAAAAGTTTGAAGGTCTTGAACTGACCAGTTATGCTGATACAGGGGGCATTTGGACCATTGGATATGGCAACACAATAAATAAAGATACAGGACAGGCAATTAAACAAGGTGATAAAATTGATCTTGCAACTGCTGAAAGGTGGTTAAAAATGGATGTTGCTGAACGTGAAAAGAAAATAAAAGCATTAATTAAGGTTCCGGTTACTGCAAATATGATGGCGGCTATGACCAGTTTAGTATATAATATTGGCACCGGTGCATTTTCTAAAAGCACATTGTTAAGATTACTTAATTCCGGATCAGATAAAAAACTTGTTGCGGACCAATTTTTAAGATGGAATAAGGTGCAAGGAAAAGAGGTTAAGGGGTTGACAAATAGGCGAAATTTAGAACGTGAATTATTTTTAAAATAAGTTTTGGTTAATCATTTGAGGTGTTTTAAAGGGGGAAATTTCCATTTCTCCCTTTTTTTTTGTCTAAAATTTGGTAGAATCAAAAAAATGTTTATAAATTTAACCCGACAAACGATTTTTATTAACATTCTAAACGAAAAACAATGAAAAAAACTGCTTTACAAATTCTGCTAATTGTCTTGGGTGCTATTCTAATTTGCTTTGCTGATAATTTATGATGAAGTTAGTTGCATGGGTACTATCATTTATTTATTTGATAGTTTTTGGCATTCCCATTGCCATAGGTTTACTTATAATTTTACAAATTATTTCAATCTCAAAATTTATCAGCAATGTTAGAGCAAAAAGAAAAAAGCATAATAGTTCACAATTACCTGTATGGTCTGATTACTTTCCTGACCAATCACAGAATCCCATTTACTGAACTACCTGAAGGGAAAATTGAAATTTTTTATCCTAGTGAATTAACATTATTTCATTTAGGCTACCACTTCGGAAGGTATGCCGAAATGCAACACAATTAATTTTATGGAACTATTTAACAACTTGCGTGAAGCAATGCTGGAAATTGATTACATCCAGCAAAAAGTTGATCGTTTGAAACTTTGTCAAACTTCAGGTGAAATTTCCAATATAATTATCAGTTTTGATACTGGATCAAGTAGGAAAATATTAATGCAGATTGATACGGACATATCACTGGTTAATGAAATTAAATTACTGATTCAGGCAAGTATTGAACTTTATGAACAACAAATTTTAGATCTTAAATTAAATTTTTAGTATGAAACCAGTAAAAATGAACGGATTTGTGTATTATTTTGAAGTGTTTATGACAGGAAATGAACCTTTCATTTTGATGTCTACAACGGAATATCCATCTGAAGGACTAAGTAAAATATATTTTTTGCGTAAATATTCAATGAAATACGCAATGGAAGACTTTGTGAAATATGAAAGCAATATAAAAGAACGCAACACACAAAAAAATAATGAAGTGCGTTAATTGTTCCAAACTTTTCACAATTACACAACACAGGGGCAAGGTTGGTAAAGCACTTTGCCCTTATTGTTTAACCTTAAATTTTAAAAAAAATGTCGCAAAGAAACAAAGATCTACCAGCAATGCCAGTTCACCCGATGCAGGACAAATTCGGTCAGGTAATCCTGATGGCAGGAATGACAAAACTTGAAATGACTGCACTTAATCTTTTTACCGCATATTTATCAAGAAATGATAATAATTTAAGTGATGAAGATATGGAAGCATATATTTACTTATCTTATGATTACGCAGAACAATTTTGTTCATATTTAGAAACTAAAGATGAAGAAAAAAGTGGCAGTATAATAATTTAAAACGTGTAAACCAATGACAAATGATCTACACGAAAAATTATTATTACGAAAATTTAAACAAAACTACACACCACCTGATGAAAATGTAATTTTTACTATTGATGGTAAAAATATAGGTTGTTTGCAAAGTTTTGTATGTTTTCAAGGATTGCCTAAAGCTGGAAAAAGTACATTTATAACTAGTGCCATTGCTTCCGCTTTTACAACTTGGGATATATTTGGGATGAAATTAAACTTTCCATCTAACAGGAAGAGAATCTGCTATATTGATACTGAAAGTTCTGATTTTGATTATTACAGGGTGCTTGACAGAATCAGAACACAAATAATAACTAATCATTTACCACATAATTTTGATTCCTTTTTATTTAGAGAAGATTCCCCAAATGAAATTCAGCAAATGATTGAAATTTATTTGAAGGAAAATCCTGACTGCTCAATTTTGGTACTAGATGGAATACTTGATTTAATTTCAGATTTTAATTCAGTAGAACAAAGTTTTTATCTTATTCAATGGTTAAAAAAAATAACTAAAATTCACAATTTATTGATTTTGTGCGTACTTCATTTAGGTAAAAAAGATCAAAATAGTATTGGTCATATTGGATCCTATCTTGATAGAAAGGCACAATCAGTTTTGAAAATTGAAAAGAATAAGGAAAATAAAACTATTGATCTTTCAGCTACTTTTTTAAGGTCAAGTGATGAGTTTAACCCTATTTCAATTTACTATTCAGGCACCAGTTGGACACAGGCAAACAATACACAGGAAAAGACTGGTACCTATATTTTTGGAATGGAAAAAACAAGTCTTATCAACAGGATCCTTTTTCAACCACGTAAATATTCTGAAATGTTATCTGATCTTTCTGAATTTACTGGCAAGGGTTCAACAACTTGCAAAAAACTTTTAAAAGATTGGTTGTTGGATGGGTCAATCATTAAGTCAGGGGATATCTACAAACAAAAATAATATTATGACAAAAACACTTTTTGATGATTTTGAAAATGAATGGCAAAAAGAATGGAAGGATATGCCTGAATTTAATATGAAACCTGAAGTTCCAATTTTGACAATTAAGTTAAATTTTAAAAGTATAGATGATATAAACAAATTTTCTGAATTGATTAATCAAAAAATAACTTTTAATAAAGAAAATTATTGGTACCCGAAATTAAATAGAAATTCCACTTCTGAATTAAAATATTATGATAATGAACCCTGAATATCCTGTTTATATAATTTCTAAAAATAGATACGATAGTAGGTTAACCTCTAAAGCATTAGATAAGATTAAAGTTCCTTATAAAATTGTTATAGAACCACAGGAATTTAAATTATATAATAAATTTATTGATAAAAGTAAAATTTTAATTTTACCATTTTCTAATTTAAATCAAGGTAGTATTCCAGCACGAAATTGGGTTTGGGAACATTCAATAATAAATGGATATGATTATCATTGGATTTTAGATGACAATATAAGAGATTTTAGAAGGTATAATAATGATAAAAAATATTTAGTTACTTCAGGTACTATTTTTAGAATAGCCGAAATATTTGTAAATAGATATGAAAATATAGCATTGTCAGGTTTTCAATATAGCTCATTTATGGCATACAATAGACAAAAAAAGCCTTACGATTTTAACACAAGAATTTATAGTTGCATTTTAATAAAAAATGATATTCCGTTTAGATGGAGGGGTAAATATAATGAAGATTCAGATTTAAGTATAAGAGTATTAAAATCTAATTATTGTACGATTTTATTTAATTGTTTTTTACAAGATAAGGTTTCAACTATGACAATGAAAGGTGGAAATACAGATGAATTGTACAAAAATACTGATGAAAGATTAGAATTTGCTAAATCATTAGAAAATCAACATCCTGACTGCGTTAAAACAATAAGAAGGTATAATAGGTGGCACCATAGTATAAATTTTAATTATTTTAAAAAAAATAAATTAATTAAAAAATGTGGAATTAATATAATTGATGGTATAAATGATTATGGGATGATTTTAAAATAAAAAAATAGGGATGGTCGCCCACCCCTATTTGACAAATGATCTTTCCAACGAAAAACCACTTTCCCTTCATTGCAAAAATAGAAAATTTCTAAACAAATGAAACTTTATACTGCTATTATTTTTTTTAAACCTGACACTGGAATCCAGCCACGCAAATATCGGAATATTAACAACGTGGATAATCTGCTAAAATTTGCCCTGAAAAGTGGCGGGTGGTATGTGAACTTGTATTGCAAGAGAACTAAAGAATTTGAGGCACGAAAATACCTCACAGGGGCATCCTGACAAAGATTAACACTGCATACAAACGCAAAAGGGGCAAATTGCCCCTTTTGCGTTTGTGTGCAGTGTTAATCTTTGTTAGGATGCCTCTGTGAGGTATTTTCGTGCCTCAAATTTCTTCGTTTGTTTAGAATATAGGTTCACATACCACCCGCCACTTTTTAGGGCAAATTTGAGCAGATTATCCACGTTGTTAATATTCCGATATTTTCGTGGTTGAATTTTAGTTTCAGGTTTAAAAAAAAT